AAGGCGTTGGTGCGCTTGGTACGGTGTTAGATGACAACACGCTGCTGTTTATCGGACCAGGTGGGAAGGTGGTTAGAGGTCAGCTATCGTCAGTAGAAGGCTGGTTTTTTAGGTTGAACAAATGACTCGCAAGCTTCTGCCATACGAGCACCAGTTGGTTGAAGCGCTCGGCATTAGCGAAGAAGAGTATCTTGATTTTGTCGCATCGCAGCCTGTTTACGAAGACATTAAAGAAGGCACTGTTTTAGACGTAAGAAATGCTGAAGCCACAGTCGCACTTGTTCTGGCGATTGTAGGGGCACTCGCGCAAGTTGCCTCAGTTCTTCTTACCCCAAAACCAGTAGTACCGCAAGCACCAGAGTCCGCAAGAGGTATTGCGCCATCACAAGACCAGCGAGTTATGCCTCGCTTTGGTTTTAACGGTAGCCAAGATCTTGCTACTTACGGGACAACTATTCCGCTTATCTATACAAACACGGCTCAAAACATTAACGGCGGTGTTCGTGTAAACACTTCCCTTCTGTGGAGCGCAATCCTTAGCTTGGGCGGGAACCAGTTTATGCGCCTTCTTTTGAACGTAGGTGCAGGCGACATCGAAGAAATTGATGTAAACCGCATTGCCATTGGACAGCTTCCGCTGCGTGATTATGCTCAAAGTAACATTTGGGCTTACTGGAACCCTCAAGGATATCCGCGTTTTAATCAACTACTAAATAGAAACAACCAAGCACGCGATCCTGTTAATGACGGCAGCGAAACGCGTGCTACCGCAAGTCTGTCTTCGTTTCGCAATGGTCGCGCTGCTTATGGTTTTAGTCAAGCATTTTCTCCTTCTACCAACAGTTCCTGCAGCATTACTGGTGTCATTCCAGTTAACGTAAGCTTTGATTTCATCAATTCAAGCGGAGATAAGCAACCTGTTAATGTAGACACGCGCCTGGAAAATTTTGGTGATTGGTTTGGACAGTCCGCACGCGCTGGACAAGAGCTAGTTCTTGCCATCCCAGACAACAGTGCCAATGCAACCAACAATCCAATATTGCAAGCAGTACAAAAAGTGCGTTACGCCGAGGCAGCCACGGCATTTTTAGGGGCCAAATTTAAACTTGGTGGGGCAATCTTTCGCGTAACTTCCATAAGCGGACAGTCACTAGATTTCAGCGCCATATTTGTGCGTTTAGTGTGCGAAGAGCCAGGAAGATTTCCTCGTACTGGTTATCTGGCAAACTATTATCCAGCCCTTTTACCGCAGGCGACATCTCCTCTAAACGTAGGGACAACCATATCTATTTATATTGAAAGTGGCGGTGCTGTTACATTTGGACGCGATTACACTATCGTAAGCGATGGAAATCTTGCATCAAGCGGAACAGGCACTGGAGCTATTGTTCGCGCCTTAGAAACCTCAGAAGGAGGCAAAAATGTTGGCTTCCTTATTGTTCAAGGAGGACAGGGTTATAGCCCTGAAGGCACCTATCGCATTGCAACTGATACCGCGCGTGAAGTAGTAACACGCACCCCAAACCCCAAACTGGGCACTGGTTACTCGACTAAAAGTAGTGTTGTTCCTTATTACGGTACTTTTTCTATCCCAGAAGCAAATTTAACCCGCGACCCGCGGAGCAATCAAGAACAGCGTGCTGTCTATTACAACAAATGCTTTGCGCAAATTGAGGAAGCCTATTATGCCACAGCAACAAAATGTCAATGCGTTGAATTTGCACTGAAGCTAACTGCTTATCGGCGCTTAAGCGGCAGGGCATCTGTCTACGGTAGTGAGCAACGTGATTATGGCTACAGCGATGGCGATAACGGTAGCGTCATGCGCACTTCAATGTTTCGGGTGTATTGGCGGTTTGCTGGAGCAACGAAATGGAAAAAAGTAAGATACATTTTTGCTTTCCGCGCATCCAACGAACAAAGTATCTTCACCTATTTCAAATTCATACGATCTAATCAAGACTTCAGCGCACCATTGGATCCAACGTATTGGGAATTTAAGCTGGTTCCCGTTGTTGATCCAGCAGCCGAAAGCGGTACTGACGGCTACTGCTATTTGGTCGCCAATGCAGGCCAACAAACAATATCCGCAAACGGCGAACATGTACGGATGCAATTTAACGGAAACATTTACGGATATTCCGCCGTACCACCGCTCAACAAAGTACCAAAAGACATAAATGAATGGGACTTGTTCAACTATGACAGTGCTAGTCAGTCTCAATTCTCCTTTGAGCAAGGTCCAGAGTTGGCAATCACTGCTGTTAACGAACAGTTGCTAAAACCTTGGAGCGATTATGGCCGCTTGCATTTCAACATGGCGACGCTGGGACTTCATGCTCTTGCGACAACAACGACCAAAGATCTGCGCAGCGTATCAGTATGGGTAAATAAAGGCAAAAAAGTGCGTCCCTTAGATATTTACGGTTCCGCTTATAACACCGATGCTCAAATAAACGGGCTGATAGATTCGCCCTTAACAGTGTCATCTAGTTATGCGTCAGATATTTTTCTAGACACTGTTTTAGATGAGCAAAATGGCATTGGACAATACGCGTCTATCCACTCGGTTGATGTGCCCAAGCTGGCAGAAGCAAAACACTTTTGCTTTACAAATAAGCTGTTTATGGACGGCGCTATTGCTGATCAGCGAAGCTGGCGTGAATTTTGGTCGCAAGTGGCTCCTTTTAGTCTGCTGGAACTAGCACGAGTTGGCGGCAAAGATACGCTTGTCCCTGCTGTGCCCTTTGATGTAACTACAGGCGCTGTTTTGAACAATGCTGCTCTTCCAATCTCTGCCTTATTTACTGCTGGGAACATCCTTGAGGGCTCCTACAAAGAAGAATTTTTGGATTATGGGGCAACTGTGCAAGACGTTGTTGTGTCCGTTATTTACCGCGATACCGAACGCAACGACGTATTTCCCCGTAACGCAACTGTTGAAGTGCGTCTGAATGATACCGATTCCAACAGCGCAGTATTAGAAACAATCGACGCCTCTCAATATGTAACCACGAGACGCCAAGCGGTGATGCTTGCCAAGTTCTTGTGCCTAACTAAGCGTCATATACGTCGTGCGATTGAGTTCAAAACTTTCCCGACTGACAGCCCCGTGTTCCCTGGTGCGTACGTCTACGTTGAAATTGGCATGAACCAATGGAACAGCATTTATAGCGGACGCATCGAAGCAGGTGGTGCGCTTAACGCTCCGTTACCTCGTCAAGTACCCAATGGCACTTATACCGTTTATGTGTATCGCGGCGGTGAAGGTACAGCCCAGCTCAACAATGTAGTGGTCACGGATAACGTGGCACCAGCGTTAAGCAGCTACGAGGACGGCTTGTTCGTGCTAGGGCGCTCTTTCCGCAATAAGCGTGTTTTCCGTGTAACAGAAGTGGCAATGGACGAAGAAGGCGAAACCACGATCAAGGCAGTAGAACACCCAACAACCAGCAACGGGCGTTCCTTAATTGCGATTGACTTGATGGCAAAGCAGCGTTTTTATGTAGATGAGCAGCTCAGCTAGACTGCTGCTAAATCCTTTACGGGCTGATCAATGGCCTTTTATACCGGACGCACCGGCGCCCTTTACCTGAGTAACGACCCCTCCGGTGGTGTGACGCCCAGCAACGCAGAAAAAGCTTTGAAGTTGCGTGACTGGTCGCTTGAAACCAGCCTTGAGCTGCTTGAAACAACTACCGTCGATACTGCTGTTAAGAGCTACACCCCCGGCGCAGTAAGTGCGACTGGCAGTGCGACTGTGTTGTACTACAGGCGTGAAGGAACTACATCCACTGAACCGGGTGTGCAATTTGACGCATTTTTGCGTAAGGTAATGAAAACCAGCTCTACTGGAGTTACCGAAAACGATCGTGTCACCATTGTTCTGCGAGCAGGAAGGCAGTCCGGCAGTGGTAGTGACGTAAAAGACGACATTGCGTTTAACGCATACATCACGAACGCTTCAATTTCTGTAAGCACCGGCGAGTTGACTTCAGTGGCGCTGCAATTCACAGTTGACGGTCCATTCCGTGAGTTGATTGACGCATGACCTATTTTTTAGGGCATTACGGAAAAATCAAGCTTAAGCGTAAAGCTGCCACGTCTTTTAGGACTGAGGTTTCGCCTGCGGACGTGAATACAGCTCTTAACCGCTTTGGTTTTGATGGTTCCATCGAAAATCTGTTGACAGGCGACCAGCTCCGTATCGTCACTAACGATCCACGGGGACTGGATTTTTTGCCTACGTCAACGTGGCCTGACGGCGGTGGCGCAACTTTAAATGAAGTAATTGGCTACTCCAACATCAACGCCCTCGGTGGTATTCGTTTGTTTGAAACATTTTCGCAAGCGATTAACAATGACCGCACCAGCGAGTATCCAGTTGAGACATTTACCGGTGACCCTATTCCGGTCGACGTAAGCGTTTACGGCTCTGTGGAGCGCGTTCTTGGTGACGTAACTGGGTACTCGTTTAACACAGATCGGGAGTCGTTGGACACTACAACAATGTCCGACCGCTTCAAAAAGATGTACTCCGCTGGCTTAATTAGCGGGTCCGGTTCAATCGACTGTATGTTTAACACCCAAAACAGTGGGCTAACAGAAAACTCGCTGTTGATGCTTCAGCTAATTAACCGCACAGATATCGGCAGTGAATTTAGCTGCTTCTTGCAACTCCTTGAAAGCGATAACTACCCTGGTACACAAGATGTGTACTACGAATTTGATGCGATGGTCACACGCACCGGCGTTGAGGTGCGTTCGGATCAAGTCATCAGTTGCGTTATCGACTTCGTAACTACCGGCGAAATCCGCCTGTTGATTGGCGAGCCGTCCGGTTACATCCTCAAGGAGGACGATGATCGCATCCGTCTGAATCAAAACCTTGACTTCCTGCTAACGGAAGTGACGGACTAAACTGCTAGAAGACTCGCCGTTCCTGGAGCTGACGTGTGGCTGACCAGCGGATTACCCAGCTAAACCAGCTAGCCGAAGCCGACGTAGCGGCTATCGACGTTTTGCCGATTGTCGATATCTCGGCAAGCGAGACCAAGAAGGTTACGGCTAAGGACATTTTTGAAGCTGGAGCAACGCTGGCTGACAACAGCAGCATCGACCTAGCCAAGCTCAATCAAAGTAGTACAACAAAACTCGACACTGTAGCTTTAGCCGACGACGCTATTACTGCTGCCAAGCTTGCTAACGACAGCAGCATTGTTTACGACTCCACGGCTCCGGTCAGCGACAACTTCGAAGGTCGCGGCTATGTCAATAGCACTAGCAAAAACCTCCAGATATTTGACGGCAGCGCGTTTCAGCAGGTTATTGCTCCAACCGCCGGCATTGAGGACGGCGCTGTAACCACAGACAAAATTGCCGCCAATGCAGTAACTACCGCAAAGATTGACGCGGCTGGTTTAGGTACTGCAGCAATCGCCGACAGTGCCATTACAAGCGCAAAAATTGCTGATGATGCTGTAACTGTTGACAAACTTGGCGCCGGCGCTGTTGACACAACTGCCCTTGCTAACGATGCAGTTTCCACTGCCAAGATCGTTGATAACGCAGTTACCTACGGAAAAATCCAACAAACCAGCGCCACTGATGTGCTGCTGGGGCGGTCTACTGCTGGCGCAGGCAACGTAGAAGAGATTGCTTGCACCAGTGCAGGTCGCGCATTGTTGGATGATGCTGATGCCGCTACACAGCGCACCACACTTGGTCTCGGCAGCATTGCAACGCAAGATACATCTGCTGTCGCTATTACTGGCGGCACTGTTACTGGTCTGACTTCGCTCACGTCAACAACTTCAGACTTAGGTTCCGCCACGATCACAGGCGGCTCCATCACAGGTATTACAGATCTTGCCGTTGCAGACGGTGGTACTGGCGCATCTGATGCTGAAACAGCCCGCACCAACCTTGGTGTCGAAATCGGCGCCGACGTTCAAGGATATGACACTGGTTTGCAAAGTATTTCAGGCTTAACGACGAGTGCAGATCAAGCGATCTACACCACAGCCTCTGATACATATGCCACAACTTCGCTGACCAGTTTTGGTCGCAGTTTGATTGATGATGCTGATGCAGCAACGGCACGCACCACGCTCGGTCTCGGCACGCTCGCCACGCAAGACGGCACGTTTAGCGGGACTCATTCTGGCACGACAAGTGGCACCAATACTGGAGACCAAACCATCACGCTGACTGGTGATGTAACCGGCACCGGCACCGGAACATTTGCCGCCACCATTGCTGACAATGCCGTTACCACTGCCAAGATTGCAGACGGTAATGTCACCACAAGTCTACTAGCCGATG